AAGCTGTAGAGGACGAAAAAAATGGCTGGACACGCTATACTCTTGACACGCCAATTGATGTTGAAGAGGCGGCTCCACAGGAAGTAAAACGTAGACGTGGCCGTCCAACTGTTGAGGCGGTCGAACTAGGAGCGTAAAGATGGCCACCTACTCTGCTGCCGATCAGATCAACCGGGCGCTGCGGCTGCTGGGCGTGCTGGCCGAAGGCGAAACGCCAGCGGCATCAGTTTCTGAAGACGCCTTGATGGCGCTTAACCAGATGATTGACTCTTGGAACACCGAGCGTCTGTCTGTTTTCTGTACCATCGACCAGATTGTCAATTGGCCGGTTGGCTCCATTGAAGAAACCCTTGGCCCTACCGGCTCCTTGGTGCGCTTAAACGGCACTGCCGTGCGGCCTGTTTTGGTGGACGACGCCACGTACTTCAAAGACCCCGGCACGGGGGTGTCGTATGGCCTCAAGCTGATCAATCAGCAGCAATACAACGGGATTGCGGTCAAGACCGTGACCTCGACCTTCCCCCAAGTGATGTTCGTCAACATGACTTACCCAGACGTTACGATCAACATTTACCCGCGCCCCACACGTCTGCTGGAGTTCCACTTTGTCAGCGTGCAAGAGCTCAGTCAGCCAGCTAACTTGGCAACCAACATTTTGTTCCCGCCGGGGTATTTACGCGCTTTTGTGTACAACTTGGCCATGGAGTTTGCGCCTGAGTTTGGCGTTGAACCTAGCCCCCAAGTGCAGCGCATTGCAATGACAAGCAAGCGCAACTTGAAGCGCATCAACAACCCTGATGACATCATGTCTATGCCGTATTCGCTGATCGCCACCCGTCAACGTTTTAACATTTACGCAGGAAACTACTAACATGGCCACCATTGCAATCACCTCCCTCCCCGTCGCAACTGCCGCCGCCGTTTCTGATGTTTTGCCAATTGTGCAGTCAGGCACAACCAAACAAGTTACCAACGCACTGCTATTTACCAACTCAACATTGGTTGCACCCGCGCTTGGTACGCCCGCCAGTGGCGTTTTAACCAATTGCACAGGTTTGCCGATTGCAACGGGCGTATCTAATTTAGGTACGGGTGTAGCAACATTTTTGGCGACCCCATCAAGTGCAAACTTGTTGGCAGCTTTAACTGACGAAACAGGTACGGGGGCAAATGTATTTGCCACTACGCCCACACTGGTAACTCCAATTCTTGGCACGCCAACATCAGGAACCCTTACGAGTTGCACAGGGTTACCGCTAACAACTGGGGTAACTGGTGCGTTGCCAGTAGCAAATGGTGGCACTGGTGCATCAGCAGCAGTTCAAGCATTGAGTGGCCCAGGTGCGGTAAATATCACAAGTCTTGCCACTGCTTTTACCTCTACTGGTACTGGCAATGCGTTGACACTTGCAGATGGTGCGCAAGGCCAACTCAAGACAATTATTTATGTCGCAGAAGCTGCTGGCGGTGATACTGGTGTATTGACCCCCACCAACCTTGGCAGCGGAACCACAATTACTTTTAATGCGGTTGGCGATTCAGCAACTCTTCAGTTTGCTGGCACTGACTGGTGGGTTGTTGGATTCCGTGGTGCTGTAGTAGCTTAATGAAAACGCCTATCCTTGGATCGACCTATGTGACCCGCAGCGTCAACGCTGCGGATGCCCGCATGGTCAATCTGTTTCCAGAAGTTATTCCCGAAGGCGGTAAAGAGCCGGCATTCTTGCAGCGCTGCCCTGGGCTGGCGCTTTTGTCAACAGTGGGCACTGGCCCAGTTCGCGGGCTGTGGGCGTTTTCGCCCAATGACGGGATAGGGTTTGTGGTGTCAGGCACCGAGCTATACAAGATCAACAACACCTACGTGCCCACGCTGATCGGCACCGTGGCCGGCACTGGGCCGGTCAGCATGGCTGACAACGGCACGCAACTGTTTATTGCGGCCAACGGCCCCAGCTACATCTACAACAACACCAACAACGCTTTTGGCCAGATCACTGACCCAGACTTTCCCGGCGCGGTAACGGTCTGCTATCTGGACGGCTATTTCGTGTTCAACGAGCCCAATAGCCAAAAGATGTGGATCACAACCCTTTTAGACGGCACGTCCATTGACCCGCTTGAGTTTGCCAGCACCGAAGGGTCGCCTGACGGCCTGTTGGCCGTGGTGTCCAACTTCCGCGAAGTCTGGGCCTTTGGCACAAACTCCATCGAGGTCTGGTACGACTCAGGCGCCACAGATTTCCCCCTGCAACGCATCCAAGGTGCATTCAACGAACTTGGCTGCGCTGCGCCTTACTCTATCGCCAAGATGGACAACGGCCTGTTTTGGCTGGGCCGGGATCGCCGGGGCCAAGGCATTGTCTACCGGGCCAACGGGTATCAAGGCCAACGCATCTCGACCCATGCGGTTGAATGGCAAATCCAACAGTATGCCGACATGTCGGACGCCATTGCGTACACGTATCAACAGGATGGTCACAGCTTTTACGTGTTGATCTTCCCTTCGGCCAACACCACTTGGGTGTACGACGCGGCCACCCAAGCCTGGCATGAACGGGCTGGCTTTGTTAACGGCGCGTTTACCCGGCACCGCAGCAACTGCCAAATGGCGTTCAACAACAAAATTGTTGTGGGCGACTTTGCAAACGGCAACATCTATGCTTTTGACCTTGACGTGTACGCCGACAATGGCGAGATTCAGAAGTGGCTGCGCACCTGGCGGGCGTTGCCCACGGGTCAAAACAACCTCAAGCGCACGGCTCATCACAGCTTGCAATTGGATTGCGAGACAGGGGTAGGCTTAAATTTATACCCTGCATACGCCAGTGAAAACATAGATACTGAGTCGGGGTTAAATCTTGTGGCTCAGTATGTGCAAACATTTTTGACCACTCAATCAGGCGTTACATTGACCACCGAAGCAGGGGATGGTTTTGAACCAATTGGGCAATACGAATTGTCAGACACTGACATTACCGGGTATGAAATTGTCACTAACTCATACCCTGCCGCACCAGGCTACGACCCCGAAGCCATGCTGCGTTGGTCGGACGACGGCGGGCACACTTGGTCAAATGAACATTGGTCGCCGCTTGGCAGAATTGGTGCGTATGGCCACCGGACGTTTTGGCGGCGGTTGGGCATGACCGTTAAGCTGCGAGACCGCGTTTATGAGCTGTCCATGACTGACCCGGTCAAAGTGGCCATCATGGGGGCCGAGTTGATTATTAGCCCGACCAATGCCTAGCCCCAACGCAAATCCAACACCCATCACACCCCCCAGGGTGCCGTTGATTGACCCGCGCACCGGGTTGATTGACCGGGCGTGGTATTTGTTCTTTCTGTCGCTCAACGACATTGCCACGGCGGTTGTTGACGATTCTGGCCTTGGCCCTGACTCAATATCTTTGATTGCGTCCTATGATGCCGCGCTTCGCTTGGTCAATCAGGAATTGCAAACGCTGCCGCCTGTCGTTACCTTACCAGTTCCTGACGTATTGGCTGACTGTTGTTCGGCCTTGGTGTCTCAGATGGCTGAGATGCAAAAGCAGATTGAAGGATTGCAAGCGCAACCCATTCTTGACATCGGCGCAATCAACGCATCTATTGCCGCGCTGTCAACCGTGCCAGTGACTGTAACGGCAGACTTTACAGTGGGCACCAGCAACTGGTACATCAACAATAAGTCGGGCTCGACCTGTACAGTCACCTTACCAACTGCATCCACATTCCCTGGTGGGTATTTGACCTTCCAAAACTATCAAGCCCAGACGTTGGTGTCAGCGTCCAGCAACGTCGTCCCCCAAGCTGGTGGCGCAGCGGGCACCGCAATCCTCTTGGCAGTTGCAGGCAATTGGGCGACAATGGTGTCTGACGGCACCAATTGGGTCATCATGCAAGCTGCCGCTAATAATTGCCTTTTACTGGAGTAACCCATGACAGTCACCGTCAAAGTCCTTGTCCCCGCCAAGAACGTCGAGGCCAGCCAGACCACCCAGTACACAGCTACTGGCGTCACGGCCATCATCGACAAATTCACCGCAACCAACTACACCGCAACCGCTGCAACCATCAGCGTTAACTTGGTCACGGTGTCTGGGTCTGCCGGCAACTCCAACTTGATTACCAAGACCAAGACGCTCCAAGCGTCTGAGGTCTATACTTTCCCCGAGTTGGTGGGCCAGGTGCTGGGCATAGGCGACTTCATCAGCACCATTGCAGGCACTGCCACCGCGATCAACATGCGCGTCAGTGGCCGTGAGGTGACCTAATGCGGATCACTTACGGCAAAGGGTTTGATTTCACGCCTACCTTGTCCATGCCAGGCAAGGTTTTGGCGTTGCAAAACGAACTGCTAAAAATGCCGCAAGCAAACATTGTGACTGAGCATACATTTATGCCCGGCATATATGAGCGCAAGATCACCATTCCCGCATGGACTATTTTGACTGGCGCAGAACACAAAACGCCGTATCGCGTGCGCTTGGAAAAAGGCACCATTGCGGTTAACACTGATGATGGCGTCAAGGTTTTGACCGCCCCTTGCGAATTCCCCGCCAACGCAGGGATGCAACGCGCAGGGCGTGTTTTTGAAGATGAAGTAGTTTGGGTGGATGTGTACGACAACCCAGACAATTGCACAGACATGGCGGTTTTGGAAGATAGGTTTTACGTTGTTCCAGAGTGCGGCCTTGCAGATAGCAGAACTGAAACGCAAAAAGCTCAAATTGACTACGGCGCGTTTCTTTATCAAATTGGTCTGACCCAAAATGAAATGGACGCAATTGTCCAAACCGAGTCTGATTTAATGGCTATGCCTGATGGCGTTGCAGTGGAACTGCGCGATTCAATGATTCACGGCAAAGGACTGTTTGCAATCCGTGACTTTGAAGCTGGCGAGACTGTTTGCCCAGGCCGATTAGATGGCAAGCGAACACCCGCTGGGCGGTTTATCAACCATTCGTTTAACCCCAACATCACGCCAGAAAAAAATGGCGACGACATTTATGCAGTTGCCATGCGTAAAATAAACGCAGGTGATGAATTGTTGGTAGATTACAGAGCGTCAATGCGAGTCAATTTTGGGCTCAAATTACAAGGAGAAGTATCATGTCTGGATGGGTAGCAGGGGCCATTGGAGTCTCATCATTAATTGGCGCTAGTGCTTCGCGCAGCGCGGCTAGTCAGCAGGCAGACGCGGCCAGCCGTGCGTCTGACGCGCAACTGCAAATGTTCAGAGAGCAAGCTGCATTGCAAGAACCATTTCGCCAAGCTGGCGTTCGTGCGTTGCCCCAGCTTGAAGCGCAACGTAATATGATGCCGGGCGCATTTACCGGCAAAGTTGATTTAGGACAAGACCCAGGCTATGCGTTTCGATTGTCGGAAGGCCAGAAAGCGTTGGATCGAAGCGCTGCCGCGAGGGGTGGTTTGATCTCTGGTGGGGCCATGAAGGCCGCGCAACGGTTTGGCCAAGACTTGGGCAGCCAAGAATATCAAAACGCCTACAACCGGGCACTGACGGGCTACAACGCTGATGTGGCGCGTGAGGCCACGGGCTACAACCGTTTGGCGGCTCTTGCGGGCATTGGTCAGACGGCCACGGGTCAAATTGGCGCTGCCGGGCAAAACGCCGCCGCTAACATGGGCAACCTGATGACGTCCGGCGCTGCTGCTGGCGCGGCGGGTACAGTTGGTCAAGCCAACGCTTTGACCGGCGGTTTGAGCACTTATTTGAACTATAACCAAGGCCAAAATTTGGTTAACGCTCTAAACGCTCGTGGTGGTGGTGGCGGCGGCGGTAATTTTATGAACCAATACAACGCAATTGGTGCTGGTCCTGCTTCAGCTAGCTATGGGTATTACGACATACCTATGCAGCCCGGTGGAGGATATTAATTATGGCACTTGATCCAAACATTGCGCTAGGCGTCCGCGGCATTGAAATGCCAAATCAGTTGGCGCAATACGCACAGGTATCGCAAATTCAAAATGCGCAACAAGCCAACCAATTGCATCAATTGCAAATGGCCGAATACGAACGTGCACGCAGAGAAGAAGAAGGCACTCGCAATTTTCTTGCAAAAGCCGATTTAAATGATCCCAATATTCAAAGGCAATTGCTAACGCAATACGGTAAGCCAGGCCGTGAAATTGCCACAACTTTGACTGCTGCGCAAAGAGCGCAAACAGAAGAAGCTGCGCGTCAACAAAAGCTAGCGCAAGATACGCAAGCCTTGTATCAAAACATGTCTGGCATGATTTCAAACAAAAATGACGCCATAAGTTTTTTGCAAAACATGATTGGCGACCCGTCAATGAAGAATTCGCCAATTACGCGCATTCCTTTTGAAGCTCAAGTTGCAAAGATTCCTGAAGACCCCCAAGGCTTGGATGACTGGAAAAAACAATTTGCACTTGGTGCAACTAAATACATTACTGAAAACAAGCCAGTTACCTTTGCCCAAGACTTTGGCACTGGTGGCCGTGTAATGTCTCGCGCTGGGTTGGGTGGTCCAGCCACGGTTGTGCCTGGCAGTGAGTTCACCAAAGGCAAAACATTTGCTGACATTACTTCAGAAAGACAAGCAAACCTTGCCCAATCACGTTTGGCATTTGATCAAGGCAAATTTGCATGGGAAAAAGCCAACCCAGGCTTTGAGATTAAAGAAGCTGAAGACGGCAGCATTGTTGGCGTCAACAAAAGAACACTGGAAGCGTTTCCTGTCACTGTTGGTGGCGCTGCTCCCGCGGCTGCTCCAGCAATGCCTGGTGGCGGTGTACCTGGTGCAAGACTGCCTGCACCGGGTGCTGGGCCAGCCGCGCCAGGTATGGCGCCGCCTGCAGCAGGTGCGCCTGGCGTGCCATTGATGGGTAAGGGCACAGCATTGACTGAAAGCCAAAGCAATGCTACTGCGTATGGTTTGCGGATGAAAGAAGCTAATTCTATTTTGGAAGACTTGGCCAAAAAAGGCACGCTTAGAGGCGCAAATATTGAAGCAACTCCATTTATAGGCGAATCATTAGGAAAAGTGTTGCCCAGCTTTCTTGGTGGCACTAGCGCTGCTCAACAACAAGTTAACCAAGCAAAATCTAATTTTATTACCGCCGTACTTCGCAAGGAGTCAGGCGCCGTGATTTCAGATTCTGAATTTGAACGAGAAGATAGAAAATACTTTCCGCAAGTTAATGACAATGACGCAGTCATTAAGCAAAAAGCTAATGCCAGAAAGTTGGCAATTAAGGCAATGGAAATTCAAGCTGGACCAGGCGCCAAAAACATTCAAAAATATCAGCCAAGTAGCGGCATTCCCGGCGCAAGTGCAAGTGATCCATTAGGACTTGGAACCGGAGACTAATTAATGGCTACCCTTGCTGAATTCCGCGCTCAGTATCCTCAATATGACTCAGTGCCAGATCTTGCTTTGGCTGATTCTTTGCATGAAAAATTTTATGCAAAGATTCCCAAAATGGACTTTTACAAGACCATTGGGTTAGGTGCGGCTACTGCAATACCAGGCGCTGAAAATGTTGTGACTGGTGTTAAACCACCAGAAGTGTCTATGCGTGACCGCATTATGGGCGTGATTGAAACACCAGCCGTTTTGGCCGGCGGTTTAGCGTCTAGTATTGCTGCACCTCTTGCCACCATATATGGTGAATTGGCAAATGCAGCTCCTTTAGGTTCTCCGCAAGCAAGTGCTGCTGGTAAAGCAATGGCTGCCAAAGCGCGTGAACAGTTTTACCAACCACGCACACAAACATCCAGAGAAATTTTGGGTGCTGTGGGTGAGTTCTTGCAGCCAATTACTGGAGCTTTGCCACCAACTTTAGGGTCTGTTGGCACAAGCATAAATGCTCTGGCGCCTGCCGCTTTAATGCAGGCCGGTGCAGTTGCTCGCCCTGCTATCACCCAGGCAACCGCACCAGTGCGTAATGTTTTGGCCAATGTGATGACCCGCGAACAGCCGGGTATGGTTGGCATGGGCGCGGCCAGCACTGCTGAAGACTTGATGCGTCAGCAGCGCTTAGAGCAGTTTGGCATTCGTGCCACGGCTGGTGAGCGTGAGCGCAATTTGCAAAAGCAGCAATTTGAGTCTGATGTTCAGCGTGGTGCGTTGCCTGGTGTTTCTGAAAATGTTAAAGCTAAATTGGGCAAAGAATATGGTGCGTTTAAAGTTGGTCAAAAAGAAGACATTTTGAATCAATTTGAACGCATGACCGAAGAGGTTGGTGGAACAATTGATCGAAGCACACCTCGCGCACTTGGTACTTTTGTTGATAAAACATTAAGTAACATATACACCAATAAATTTAAAGATTACAAAGCTAAATACAAATTGGCAGATGACTCTGGCGAAACTTTAGAACAAGTTCCATATCAAAGTTTGCTTGATTACATTAATACTAAAACGCCAACACGCCGCGAAAAATTAGATCCAATTTTAAATGATGTGGCTGAATCTTTGGCCATGAATGATCCCCAAAAAACTGGGACTATTTCAATCCGCAATTTAGAAGACATTTATCAACAAGTTGGCACAGCTAAAGATTCGCCAAGTGCCAAACCGTTAAAAGATTTAATTACACAAATTGGCGATGGCGCTGGTGGTAAGTTATATCAAGAAGCTCGTCAAGCCAGAACACAATTGGCTAAAGAGTTTGAAGATGTGTCTCGCGTTGACAAATTGCTTGGCACAAAAGCTGGTTATAAAGACCGCCGAGTGGCGCTTGACGATGTGTACAACCACATTGTGGTTGATGGTTCATTGGAAGAAATGAGAACCGTTACGTCACTGCTAAAGAAAACACCAGAGGGCAGAGAAGCGTACAAAGAATTGCAAGGACAAACTTTGCAACGCATGAAAGATTTGTTGCTTAAAAAAGGCGATGAAACAGATGCTGTTCGTTTAGATAGATTTAGTAATTTTGTTACTGAACTTGATCGAGAAGAAAAACTT